TGTTGTACTGGATCTGCATTTGTTCGTTTATGTCCGAACGATAGCGGATCAAAAATTCAACACGTTTGGTTGCCACAATCTGGTTTCCATCTTCACCCTCATTTCCACGTTTTTCCTCCACCTTTGCCCATACCTCGGCCAAGGTGGTGAATGACTTCACCACTTCACCAAAATCATCGGTGGTTGTTGTGAACGTCTGGATCGTGATCCGACGGTCCATTTGTCCGGCTTGATCGATCATCAGAACGTGAAAATGCGATAAGGATTCCACAAATATTCAGATGCCGTTGGCAGCTGACGAACACGATCACCACGTTGATCGTACAAATCGGAAATCACCAACATCATCCCTTGGATCAATGGTTTTGGGATCGCTGACACATCCGTGCCAACAACATAGCGCACAATCAATTGATTGATCACGCCAGCTCCCGTGGTCCATCCACCAACGGATTGGATGCGTGCCGGTTCCGAAATAAGGTCACTTAAATACAATGATGTTGAAATGGTTTGTTCGGAACCAATTTCATCAACATATTTCACAGATGATATTGAGGTAACTGGACCGCGTGACAAATACAAAATATTTGAATGACCGTTCCAACTATTGATCGGGAATTGGTCAAAGTATTCATCAATGGTGCTGGTCACCAAAATACGGCGTGTGTATTCTTCACACATTTGGCGTGCGGCCGTGATCAATGCGCTGATCAATGTGTCATCATCCGAATGATCCACGCGCAAAAAGTTTTTGGCCTCGGTCAATGTGATCGGTTCACTTGCTGCCGCCGTTACAATATCAAATGCCATTGTTTATCGTGTTTCCTTTGTGCTGTTTTTTTTCACCGCTTTTTTAGCACGCTTTTTTGGTGGCTCTGCAATGGCCTCACAAAAACCCGCATTCAAAAAGTCAGTCACTATTTCATCGGATTGGATATCCACCACCGCGTTTTTGCGGTAGTGGAATCCAGATCCAGAAATAGATTTCAAAAATCTAACCTTCATTGATTACGCTTGAATCAAGTGTTTAACGGCACGGCTGTCCAAAACAGTTGAGTCTTTACGGGCATATGCCACGAAGCCCACTTCGAGCTCGTCCATATAACGCTCGTTTAGACGAACAAACTGAACACCACCAGCAGAACGAACAACAAATTTGCTGAAGTCTGCAGCCAACAACGTTTTTTGGCCAGTTGCAATACTTGATGCCATATCGTTGTTGTAGTAGATGTTGTAACCAAACAATTTGTCTGGTTGGCCAGCTTCCATTGACGGAATGAAAATTGGGAAATCGTTGCTTGATCCAATACCCAAAGCACGAATGGCTGCGATCACGTTGTCGTGAGCCATCAAACCAAATGTTGGTTTGTTGCGGTATGATGGATCAATGCTGTGGATTAGATCCAAAATTTCATCGGCAGCGATTGCTGTAGCAGATGCGGTGGTTTTACCCAATGTTGATCCAGTCACAATACCTTTTGGCTGGCTTGATCCCGTACCGCTTGTGAATGCCGCGTTTGTTGCACGTGCGATTCTTTCACCCATTGATTCAGCAAGGAATGCGTTCAAATCAAATGCATTGTCTTGAAGCAATTGCATTGAAACACGCACTTGTGATGCATAGTTGTATGCGCTCAATTGTGCGTTGGCGAATGTCATATCTTGAACGGTTACAGAAGCCGCCTCAGAAATCAAGTTGGCGTCTGTAGCGGTATCGTTGATTGTTGGGTAATCCAACAATGCGCCACCCGCTGTGTTCAATTTTTTAGCCAAACGCTCAACCTCACCGGTGAACAATGACGCCATATCCAATTCGTTGCTGAAATCTTGAGGAACCAAGAAACCACCCAATGAATCAGTACCGGCAACTTGTGTTGATGTACCACGAAGCTCACCCATAATTGAGCGCTCTTCAGCAGTCAATGCACCCATTCCGTTGCGCAAGTATTTTTCAAATGCACCTTTGCGTGTTGCTTTTGGTGCTGCCTCACGAACTTCAGCGTTGGCCGCCAATTCTTTTTTCAATTCCGCTGCACGCTCCAAAGTATCGATTTGATCTTTGATGCTACGTGCATCAGCTTCCATTGCGTCAAATTTTGACTTTTCTTCGGCGTTCAATGAACGTCCTTCCTTTTGAGCATTCTCAACAATCGCCGTGGCGTTTTTGATCAACTCAGCGCGTTGGCCGCGCAATTCGATGTTTTTCATCGTTTAGAAATTTAGAATTTTACTTTTATACAAATAAAGGTTGGAATCATCCTCCTTTGGTTCCATTGATTCGGATGCCGTATCTTCCACGGCGGCCGCCTCAACTTCTTCTTTGGTTTCCGTTTCCAAATCTCGTTTGCCCAATTCCGAAGTGGCATCCGGATACGCCGGTTGTGCCACGGGAGAAACGTCGAGCAAACGTGATACTTTTTCAATGATTCGGTATGTGATGCCGTCACGCTGTTCCCAACGGTCCTTCTCAATGAGGAATGCGAATGAACTTTGATTCACATCACCTCGTTTCATCAATTCCACCAGATCATTGGCGTATGTTGTATTTGGCAAATCAACCTCGTAATACAAACCACGTTTGTCTGTGCTGATTCTGAGTGTACCAGATGATACACGCCCCAACAATAAATTTTCATCGTGGTTGAAATATGCACGCACATCGTTGTCCAATACACTATCAAATGCACCAGATTCAATTTGCTCATAAAAACCACCCATCCATTCGGAATCAGAATTGTAAACTGCAGCATACCCACGGATCACATTTCCGTTGTATTCCGCATTTTCCATTCTGAATTCACGTTGTTCTTTTACTACGGAAGACTTGCGAACTTCCGCATCATATTTTTCCAATGCGCTGAATCGGTGCGCCACATTCAAAACGGGCTTGCGCTCCACATAGGCATCCGATTCCGAATCGTATCGATAAATGCGAATCAATGCCGCCGGATCATCCGCCGTTCCATTGACGATGAATCCCGAATCCGCTTCCACTTCGCCATCCGTTTCCACTTGAATGATTCGGCCGTATGCATTGCCGCCCGATGAATTCCAGCGCACAAAGTCACCAACCGCCAATTCATTTGGTTCGGCGCGTTCTTGTACCAATACACCGCGAACGCTTTCAACAACGGATTTGTTGTTGTCGTAATGTTTAACGATTCCGAGGTCTTTGATTTTTGCAATCTTTTCTTCATCGCTTCCCATTGCGAAAACGCGTTCTTTTTCGATGCCGTTTGCAATGGCGAACCCTTGCAAATATTCCGCATCATTTCGTGCGCTGATGATGTATATTTCCGAACCCTTTGATTTTTCTTCCTCCAAATAGGCGCGTCCGGCATCGGTATTCAATGTGCCATCAAAATCAAACGAAACACGTTGTGATTCTGAATCATCACCCATTTCGCCTTTGCCGAATGTGATGACAATTTCATCATCGGTTTCGATGACGGATTTGATATGTCTTTCGCTTTTATTTTCTTCCATTTGTTCAATTGTTCGTTTTGCCCAACGCAACATTTCATCACCGCCCCACGCGGCATACATCACCGATCCGCAAATTTCTTTCCCATCTTCATCGGTGAAACGGCCTTGATCGTAAACCTTGGCGCGTGACAAAAATGAATAGGTGCGGACCAAAACATCATCGGAAATACTTTCACGATTGGCCAATTGATTGGCACGCTGCCAACCCACCGGTGTTCCACAATCGGATCCGTTTTCCTCGCGATGTTTTAAAGCACGGGCAGCATTGTCTGATGCCGCTTGCGGGTAATTATTCCACGGCATCTTGATCTGGATTTTGTGATTGTCCCACTTCCACCATATTCAACGGTTGCAAATACGCATCTCCACCATCAATTGGTGCCATATTTTCCAGTTTGCGGACATCGTTTGCCGATATCCATCCCCATTGGCGTCCCTTTGTGTATGCCTCGTATCTTGATTTGATATCGCCACGCAACAATCCCTCCATATTGAAGCGGACATAGTAACGTTCGGCATCACTACCAATAAACAATTTGCGGTTGAATTCCGATTCCCAACGTTTCACCCAAGGCAAAATCGTGTTGCGCTGGAACATAATCCCTTGCTCCTCTACATTGGCACGGGTGGAACTGTTTTCCATTGATCCCAAATAAGCCAAAGGCAAACGGAAAAATCTTGCGATATCCTCCACACCAAATTTTCGGGTGGAAATGAATTGCGATTCTTGTGGGCTGATGGACATTTTTTCCACCTTCATCCCTTCTTCCAAAATCGCCGTTTTGTGGGCGTTATCCAATCCCGCGTTGCGTTGTGTCCAAGAACGGATCAAACGTTTGTACGCCTCATCTGACAACCTACCGGGGTGCGTTAAAACTGCGGATACATTTGCGCCATTGCCAAAGAATGAACCGCCAAAACGATCCGCCGCCAATCCCAATCCAATGGATTCACGTGCGGCCTCAATGACTGATTTTCCCAAGATCCCATCAAATCCCAATCCAACGATGTGGATCATTTCGGAATCATCAAATGTTTCTTTTGAATCAACGGTGTAAAATTTCTCATCCTTGTACACTTTCACTTGAACACGATCCGGATGGACTGGAATCAATCTCAATGGTTTGCCAGCATTGTCGCGTTTGATGACAATGAATGCATTGCCGTGCAAACAAAGGTGTGCTTGACACGTTTCACGAAATGTGAAATCGGTCATCATTGCATTTGGATGATGGATCAATTGATTGATCGGGTGGGCATTGGCATCAACTACGATATCGCCGTTGGTTTGTTTAACATTCCAAGGCAATGATGCCATTGTTTCAGAAATAACACGAACGGCCCCAAATACCGCAGACAATTGCATTGCGGTGTTTTCGGTGATTGGAATGCCCGTTTTGGATTCATTATCGCCAAACATCCATTCGGCTGGATTCGCCAATGATGTTGACGGGCGGTTTGGATTAGCTCTAAACGCACCCAAAATGCGCCCGAATAAGTTTTGATTTTCGGCCATTCGGTTGAAAATGATTGTACAATATCACTTGCAATGTACATAATCAAACGCAATGT